CCGTGTTTTTCGAAAACGTTGGTTTGGGAGACGTGGCGAAGAGGACAATCGGGAATAGCGCAGGCCAGATACCTGATATGAGTTTTTTTGGCAAAATCTATTCAAATGGCAGTGTCACTGGAGGATTCACATTCCCGAACGGCATGATCATTCAGACCGCCGCGATAACATCAATCCCCGCAGGTACCTCTGTCGAGGTGACTTATCCAATCCCGTTCCCGACGACGATGTGTTTTGCTACGGGTGTTGCATCAGGTTCCGGGGATTCCACTGTACCAATCTCCATTGGCATTGACGCACAAAGCGTAGCAGACGCCAGAAAAACGCTTCTGCTCAGAAACTTTTCTACACGCAGTAATGCCGGGTCACGATATTTCGCAATAGGGTATTAACTATGAGCAACTTTATTTTTAGCCCATCGGAAAATGCTTTCTATCCGTATTCTCTTGAGGAAAGTTATATTGCGGCTGGAAGCTGGCCCGTTGATGGGGTTGAGGTTGATGACGCTGTTTTTTATGAGTTCACAGGCGAAGCGCCAACAGGAAAAATACGCATTACCGGTAGCGATGGCTTGCCTGCCTGGGGCGACACTCCGCCAATTTCAATAGAGGAAGCCATAGCCGCGGGTGAGACAAAAAAACAGGGGCTGATTGAGCAGGCTAACGAGTATATGAACAGTAAGCAGTGGCCGGGTAAAGCCGCGATTGGCCGTCTTAAAGGTGATGATTTGGCTCGGTATAGTGATTGGCTGGACTATCTTGATGCCCTGGAGGCTGTGAACACATCCAGAGCACCTGATATCGACTGGCCTATTGCTCCGTCACAGTAACATCAATCAAAATAGGCTCGCCGCTCTCGCTGACCGCGAGCCTTTTTCCTTCCGGGATTTGATCTATTGTGAAAAACCAGTTGTCATCGGGCAATTGAATTGCTCCAGTAGTGTCATGAATTCCGGCTAATACTTCGGTCATTGTCACAGGGTTAAAAAGGCGCACAATATACTCTCCATGAAAAACCATTAGTTGATGGTTGGCCTGTATCGGACATAATGCAACGGGCCTGAAAACCTGATTTAGTAGTCAACTGATCTATAACCATTGATACATGGGCTTGATTCACTGCGGAGCCTGAATCTCTGGCGAGCCGCTCTGCAATACTGATGTAACGACTTAAAGCTGGTAATTCTATCGGGTAAGTTACAGTAGCAAGCCCATCAACTATGGTCGGGCCATATCCCATAACTTCGACCGCTCCATCTGACCAGATAGTCCAACTACCGTTAGCATTACTCCCCCTGCTGGTTACAAACTTTGCTTCCCTTAAACCAACGTTTTCGAAAAACACGGTCAAAGGTAACTGTGCTGGCCATCCGCTGCAGCAAGGTCAGAAATGACTTTACTCGATACAATGACCGCATCATTAAACGCGTTATTTAGGCGGAAAATCATGCAGGTGGGATATGTGCGGGTGTCAACAAATGACCAGAATACGGCATTACAGCGAAACGCACTGGAGTGTGCAGGATGTGAACTGATTTTTGAGGATAAAATCAGCGGCAGAAAGGCTGACAGGCCAGGCCTGAAGAAGGTTTTAAAAACCCTTTCAGAGGGGGACACATTGGTTGTCTGGAAGCTGGATCGGCTGGGGCGCAGCATGCGGCACCTGGTTGTCCTAGTGGAGGAACTGCGCGAAAGGGGGATTAACTTCCGCAGCCTGACCGACAGCATAGACACATCATCACCTATGGGGCGCTTTTTCTTCCACGTTATGGGCGCCCTGGCAGAAATGGAGCGTGAACTGATAGTGGAGAGAACCCGGGCGGGGCTGGAGGCCGCCCGGGCGCAGGGGCGTATAGGGGGCAGAAGACCGAAGCTGACGCCGGAACAGTGGGAGCAGGCCGGACGGTTAATCGCTGCCGGTGAAACCCGGCAAAGGGTGGCCCTGATTTTTGATGTGGGCATATCGACACTTTATAAAAAGTTTCCCGCAACCCCGGTCACGCCTGCCTGACAGTGCGCCAGCTTATTGTGCCATCCGTGGCACATAGCCGGTGACGTGCGTTGCGGGCCCATCATCCAGAACATAAGCAGACCCCCTGTAACCGGAGAGACTGCCTTATGGCTCAGGATTACCACCACGGGGTGCGCGTTGTTGAAGTCAACGACGGCACCCGATCCATTTCCACGGTGAGCACTGCTATCGTGGGCATGGTCTGCACCGGCGATGATGCCGATGCGTCCATGTTTCCCCTCAATAAGCCTGTCCTGCTGACTGACGTACTGACCGCCAGCGGCAAAGCGGGCGATTCCGGCACGCTGGCCCGCTCGCTGGATGCGATTGCTGACCAGGCAAAACCTGTGACTGTTGTCGTGCGCGTGGAGCAGGGCGAAACCGAAGAAGAAACCACCTCCAACATTATCGGCGGCGTAACGGCTGAAGGGAAAAAGACGGGCGTTAAGGCCCTGCTTTGTGCTCAGTCGCAGCTCGGGGTTAAGCCGCGTATTCTCGGTGTGCCCGGGCATGATACGCAGGCGGTTGCCACTGAACTGCTCAGCGTGGCGCAGAGCCTGCGCGGGTTTGCGTACGTGTCCGCCTACGGCTGTAAAACGGTGGAGGAGACTATTGCCTACCGCGACAACTTCAGCCAGCGCGAAGGGATGCTGATCTGGCCTGACTTCATCAACTTTGACACCGTGCTGAATGCGGACGCAACGGCTTACGCCACCGCCCGAGCGCTCGGCCTGCGTGCCAAAATTGACGAGCAGACAGGCTGGCACAAAACCCTGTCCAACGTGGGCGTGAACGGCGTCACCGGCATTTCTGCAGATGTGTTCTGGGACCTGCAGGACCCGGCCACTGATGCGGGCCTGCTGAACCAGAACGACGTGACCACCCTGATCCGTAAAGACGGCTTCCGCTTCTGGGGCTCCCGCTGCCTCAGTGACGATCCGCTGTTTGCCTTTGAAAACTACACCCGCACGGCGCAGGTGCTGGCTGACACCATCGCTGAGGCGCATATGTGGGCGGTAGATAAGCCGCTTAACCCCTCGCTGGCCCGCGACATTATCGAAGGTATCCGCGCCAAAATGCGCAGTCTGGTGAGCCAGGGCTATCTCATTGGTGCGGACTGCTGGCTGGATGAATCCGTTAACGATAAAGACTCCCTGAAGGCCGGGAAGCTCACTATCGACTACGACTATACGCCGGTGCCACCGCTGGAAAACCTGATGCTGCGCCAGCGCATCACCGATCAGTACCTGATGAATTTTGCCAGCCAGGTCAGCGCATAAGGAGGCAGCATGGCTTTACCACGCAAGTTAAAACACCTGAACCTGTTCAATGACGGGAACAACTGGCAGGGGATCGTTGAGTCACTAACCCTGCCGAAATTTACGCGCAAGTTTGAGAAGTATCGTGGCGGCGGTATGCCCGGTGCGGTGGATATCGATCTGGGGCTGGATGACGGCGCGCTGGATACGGAATTTTCCATCGGTGGCACTGAACTGCTGTTATTCAAGCAGATGGGAGCTGCAACGGTGGACGGCATTCAGCTGCGCTTCACCGGCTCCATCCAGCGTGACGACACCGGGGAAGTGCAGGCGGTGGAGCTGGTTGTGCGCGGACGCCACAAGGAACTGGATTCCGGCGAGTGGAAGACCGGCGAAAGCAATACCACCAAAGTCAGCAGCACCAACAGCTACGCGAAGCTGACCATCAACGGCGAAGTGCTCTATGAGGTGGATCTGGTCAACATGATTGAAATCGTTGGCGGCACGGACCTGATGGAAGCGCACCGTAACGCCCTGGGCCTCTGATTAACCTTAACGGCGCGGGCTTCCGCGCCAGTAACCTCTTAACAGGAAAAGAACATGAGCGATAACCTGACTGAAAAGACCGTACAGCTGGACACCCCCATCAAGCGCGGTAAAACCGAAATCACAGAGATTGTGCTGCGCAAACCACAATCCGGCGCGCTGCGTGGCACCCGCCTGCAGGCCATTATGGATATGGACGTGGGCGCAATGATGACCGTCATTCCGCGTATCTCCACGCCGACCCTGACAGCGCAGGAAATGGCAGAACTAGACCCTGCCGATCTCACCGCGCTGTCCGTTGAGGTGGTGACTTTTTTGTTGAAGAAGTCGGTGCTTGCCGGTTTACCGACAGCCTGACGGTTGACGATCTGGTGGCAGATATCGCCACCATTTTTCACTGGCCGCCGTCCGTCACTGACGTTATGCCGCTGACCGAAGTGCTGGAGTGGCGGCATAAAGCGATTCAGAGAAGCGGGGCCAGCGATGAGTGACACTAACCTGCGCCTGCAGGTGATTCTAAATGCGGTTGATAAGCTCACCCGCCCATTCCGTTCTGCGCAGGCCAGCTCAAAGGAGCTGGCTACCGCCATTCAACAGAGCCGCGCCAGGCTGAAAGAGTTAGACGCTCAGGCGGGCAAAATTGATGGCTTTCGTAAATCCAGCGCGCAGCTGGCAATCACCGGTAATAACCTCAAAGCCGCGCGCGAAGAAGCGGCCAGGCTCGCCACGCAGTTTACCAGTACAAACCGCCCGACGGCGGCGCAGGCCCGTCTGCTTGAGCAGGCGAAAAACCGCGTTTCGGAACTTCAGTCCAAATACAACGGCCTGCGGCAGTCGGTCCAGAAGCAACGCCTTGCGCTGAATGAGGCCGGACTTGATACCCGTAAGCTCAGCAGCGCCCAGCGCGAGCTGCGCCAGAACGCCGACGAAACCCGGCAGGCGCTGGACCGTCAGCAGAAATCCCTTAAACGGCTCGGTGAGCAGCAGGCCAGGGTAAATGCTGTCAGGGAGCGGTATTCCCGGAGCCTTGAAGTGCGGGATCGCATCGCCGGGGCTGGGGCCACAACCTCAGCGGCAGGGCTGGCAATGGGGGCGCCGGTCGCGGCAGCAGTGAAAAGCTATGCCAGTATGGAAGACGCCATGAAAGGCGTGGCAAAGCAGGTTAACGGTCTGCGGGATGATAACGGCAACCGTACTAAGCAGTTTTATGACATGCAGGCCGCTATCAAGGCTGCCAGCGAACAGCTGCCGATGGAGAATGGCGCTATCGACTATGCCGCACTGGTAGAAGGTGGCGCGCGCATGGGGGTGACCAATCAGGACGATCCCTACGAAGACCAGAAACGTGACCTGCTGGCCTTTGCCAGTACGGCGGCCAAAGCGGCCACGGCGTTTGAACTGCCCGCCGATGAACTGGCTGAAGGACTGGGTAAAATCGCCAGCCTTTACAAGGTGCCGACCCGCAATATCGAGCAGTTGGGCGATGCGCTGAATTACCTGGACGATAACGCTATGTCTAAGGGCGCGGACATTATTGACGTGCTGCAGCGTATGGGTGGCGTGGCTGACCGCCTGGACTTTCGTAAGGCGGCGGCGCTTGGCTCCACATTCCTGTCATTAGGTGCGGCGCCGGAAATTGCCGCCAGTGCATCAAACGCCATGGTGCGCGAGCTGTCCATTACCACCATGCAAAGTGACCGCTTTATGGATGGCATGGACATGCTGAAGCTCAAGCCCAGAGAGCTTGAAAAGCAGATGGCGAAGGATGCCATGGGCACCATTCTGCGGGTAATGGAGAAGGTGCAGAAGCTGCCGCAGGACAAGCGCCTGTCCGCAATGACGATGCTTTTCGGCAAGGAGTTTGGCGACGATGCCGCAAAGCTGGCTAACAACCTGCCGGAACTGCGCCGCCAGCTGCAGCTCACAGCCGGAAATAGTGCAAACGGCTCGATGCAGAAAGAGTCCGACATTAACAAGGATTCGCTTTCTGCGCAGTGGATGCTGGTAAAAGCGGGTGCGCAGAACGCCTTCAGCAGCCTGGGCGAAACGCTGCGCCAGCCGCTGATGGATATCATGGATTACGTCAAAAGCGTAACGGGTGGGCTGCGGCGCTGGATAGAAACCAACCCGGAGCTGGCAGGCACGCTGATGAAAGTTGCCGCCGCCACCGCCGCAATCACGCTGGCGCTGGGCACGCTGGCCGTTGCAGTGGCAGCGGTGCTGGGGCCGATTGCCGTGATCCGGTTTGGTTTGTCCATGCTGGGCGTAAAAACGCTTCCGTCCGTATTCACTGCAGTTACGCGCACCGGCAGCGCGCTGTCCTGGCTGGCAAATGCACCGCTTTCCGTGCTACGTCGCGGGATGGCTTCAGCTGGCGGTGGCGCAAGTCTGCTTACTGCTCCGCTGAATGCGCTGCGGCGTTCCGCCGGGGTGGCGGGCAATGCACTAAAGACGTTAGCCGGTGCCCCGCTTAACCTGTTACGCGCCGGAATGACGGGTATTCGTAATGTTGTCGGTATGGTGATGAACCCCCTGGCAGCATTACGGGGCGGGTTATCCGCCGCCGGTGGCGTGCTGCGCTTCCTGGTGTCCGGCCCGCTGGCATTACTTCGCGTTGCGCTTTATGGAGTTTCTGGCCTGCTGGGCGCGCTGCTAAGCCCGATAGGGCTGGTTGTGGCTGCGCTGGCTGGTGTGGCACTGATTGTCTGGAAATACTGGCAGCCTATCAGCGCATTTCTGGGTGGCGTGGTGGAGGGGTTTAAAGCTGCCGCAGGGCCAATCAGTGAAGCGTTTGAGCCCCTGCGCCCGGTGTTTGAGTGGATTGGCGATAAGGTCAGGGCACTCTGGGGATGGTTTGGCGACCTGCTGACGCCGGTCAAATCCACGGCTGCCGAACTGAATAACGCGGCCTCTATGGGGCGGCGGTTCGGTGAGGCCCTGGCCGAAGGCCTGAACATGGTCATGCACCCGCTGGAGTCGCTTAAAACTGGCGTGTCGTGGCTGATTGAAAAGCTCGGCATCGTCAGCAAAGAGGCGGCAAAGGCGAAGCTGCCGGAGCAGGTGGTGAAGCAGCAGCCCGCCACGGTGAACGGCGACGGGAAAGTGGTGCTGCCGCCCGGCGGCTTCCCCATGATGGGGTTTGCTGGCATGTATGACGACGGCGGCGCCATCCCGCGCGGCCAGTTTGGCATTGTCGGTGAGAATGGCCCCGAAATCGTGAACGGCCCGGCAAACGTGACCAGCAGGCGGCGCACGGCGGCGCTGGCTTCGGTTGTGGCCGGAACCCTGGGCATGGCGGCGGCACCTGCAGAAGCTGCGCCCCTGCA